CATTAATCTTTTCTGAACCACACCATTCACCACCACCGTTTCATCAACGGGGCGGTAATTTGAAGGAATGTTCCTTGTAGAACCGAAAGCATAGATTCTCGTTGCGTAAGTCGATTGTGAATCCGAACGGGACATTTCCTCTACATTTACACCGATCTCCCAATTAACAGGATCACCGAACTCACAACGCCCGAAATGGATGATGTTTTCAGTCACCCAACATTCGCAATCCCATTTCTTCGCCATCTCAAAACAAGCGTCAAGGATGTTGATGTTGTCGTAACTCATCAACTGGGACTTGTTTTCGACTGTGGAATCAATGGAGAAAACAAAATCCTGTCCTTTGTATGTGTAACCAAGAGCTTTCAAATTTCTAAGGACTATACCGGCTTGTACGTCAAGCGGAGCGGTCAGGTTCCAGGACGCCTCCTGTCCGGTCGTCTCCGGGGTATATTTGAAGATTTTGTTTTTCCATTTCCAGTAGTAGGCGTCAAGTCTTAATTCGTAATCGTAGCCGGCGGTATTGGTGTTGAATGCGGGCTTCTGCAAGTCGCACACCTCGAACAATCCGAAGTTACATTCCACGTATGAGCCAAGTTTGAAATATATGGGATTCTCTAAGGAGAACTTTAACATGATGTAGTCCTCCTTCATCAGAGTGAACTTACGCTTGCAGCCTTCATTGATCAAAGTTGTAAGCTGGATAGCACCGGATATGTCTTTGATGTCGATTTGTTCCATGTCTTCAAAGTTCGGGGATAAAAAAAAGAGTGCCCAATTTTGAGCACTCACATACACGACAATAAAACCAATGTCGTGAATTAGCTTCTGTTTGCCGGATTTGGCTCGTTAAACTTGGCTGAAATTTTTCCGAAAGTTCGGTCTAAACTCTGTGCGTAAGTGACACTCTTGCCAGTATAAATAAGATGGTAAACCTCGCTACTATTAGCAGGAATCTGAATATCAACCACACCTTTATACAGCTCATCAAAGAAAGCTTTCTTCTTTGCTTGATAATCAGACTGAGAATTACTCTCGATAGTGAACGAAAGAGTTATTTCCCTCTCATCGACTTTAGGATTATTGATTATTACCCGTTTCCCATGTTCAAGTCGGCTTTTGTTCTCAATAAAATCCTTCATGGAAGCGGATGCCCCAATAACATCAAGAAACCCCTCTCCCATTCTCACACCCCATGTTGTATAAGCGTTTTCGCCATTAATTAATAATTCATCCATAGACTATAATTTTGCTGTATTCTTTTTAACTTCTGCTATATCTCTTTGCATCTGTTGAATAGGTTTGACGATTGCCCCTGTATTTTCTGAAATCTGTACCAATTCAAGATAAGATTGTGCTATCAAATCTCGCGTATCATCAGCGATATTCCTTGTTTCCGTATTTATGGAAAGTAGAGCATCTGCTTTTACTGTCAGTAGATTAAGTGATTGAGATTGAATAATATTCTGATTCTTTATCTCTTCTCCTGCAATCTGCAATGCTGTAAACCGCCCGTTCAACTCTTCGCCGGTATCTTGAGACATGGTTTGGAAACCTTTGCTGCTTGCAGACTGGGAAGCTGCTTCCTGTGAAATCTTGTCATATCCGGTTGCTGCGGCAAGCTCGTCACGGAGCTTCATGGCTTCGTCCACATAACCCATGTATTCATCCATCAGCTCCTTACGCTCATTATTATCAAGCGTACCATCATCCTTCATGGCTTCACCGAATTTATCATACCATGTCCTCAGTTTGTCACTAAACTGTTCACCGATGGCATTTGACAGCATCGCCTGCATGAAATATTTGGATATGTCATCAGCAAAATTCTCCGCACTCTTCTCCATATCCATCAGACTGCTTATAAAACTGTCATACATGGAATCGAATGACATTCCGATCAGGCCCTCATAAAGACTGTCGGTCAGTTCTTCCAGTTTTCCTGCCTGCTCTATATAATCATCCAGCTTGTCGGTAACACGCTCACCGTAACCTCCCTTACCGGAAGATTCCATGATATCCCATAACCATACGTCCGACCGTAGAGCCTTCATCTGTTCGGGGGTCAGATTCCACAAGGAATCGGTGCCGGAGAAATCCTGCATGCCGGTAGCTTTTCTTGCGTGTTCCAGCATTTCATCCGTCCATTTCAGATAATGCTGCCAGCTGCCGTGGCTCTTATGATATCCGGCTTGCTCCTTTGCTATTTGCAGATAGTTTTTATTGACTTCCTCCTGATACTTTACAGCTTCCCTGTAAGATTCAACCGATTTCATTCCCTTGCTTGCCTTCATCTCGTCAGTCAGATCCTCGATGGCCGTTTGCAAAGTTTCATTCCTGTCCGTCAGCCTGTCTATCGTTTCCTGTACTTCCTTGGCGTTTCCACCTATTCCAAACAGGGAGTTGAAGCCTCCGAATGAGATTGCGTTCAGGATGTTTCCTATGCCGTTCCTCAATGACTTGCCGATTGTGACAAACAAATCCCCTGACAAGACATCACCGATAATTCCACTGACAGCGTTCAGAACAGCATCAAGCAGACCACCGACAAGATCACTTAATCCGTCTTTGAGTACGTCAATGATGGACAGAATCCATCCGACAATGGGAACCTCCTTAAGAGATTCTGACGTTTTTCCTATGACATCCTTGAATCCGTTCACGGTTTTGATAATTCCGCTATATGCGTTATACAATCCACCGGATGAAATCTGCTGCAAGCCTCCCAACAAATTTTCCATGCTTGCTTTCAGTCTGGTGGCGGTATCAGTCACATTACGCTGGGCCTGATTGGCGATATCAGTCTGTGTCTTCACATTGGCGGATGCAATGTCAGCATTCTGCCGTGCTGTTTCAAGAGCGTTTGCTGCGGCTTGTTTCTCACTTTCCGTTCCGCCCTTCTGCGCTTTGGTGTAATCATCCTGTGATTTCTTTAGTCTTTCCAAAGCAGCTGTTTCAATCCCTATGGCACTGATACGATTCTGTTCTGCTATTTGATAGGCTTTTACATCCTCTCCAAGTTTCTTGAAGTTGACTCCACTTGTACCACCCAAAGACTTTTCCATCTGGCTGATGGCGTCAATCAATGATTTCTGGCTTGCCTGATCGGAGTTCTTGAACTTGTCAGTCCGTACATATTTTTTCGCTTCGTCCAAGGCGGGCTTTATCATGTCGGAAAACATGGAACCAAACTCACCGAACACAGTAACCCAATCTATATTGGCTTTTATGGCTTCTGTTTCCTTGTTCTGTATGGCAACATCACGTTGTTTCTCCAGTAACTTTACTTGTGCACTATTAACACCGTTTTCTTCCTGTGCTTTCCTTATTTTTTCCGCATACTCTTGGGCGATAGCCAATTTCTGCTGCTGGAACGTGCCATATTCTTTCAAGTAGTCGTTCAAAGCCTGTTGTTCGGCTTTCAGCTGTCCTTCAGTTACATCGGAAATATCTTTATCTCTCATACTTTCGGCATTGGTATAAGCTTCTGAAATTTTCTGTGCCTGCTTGTCGGTCAGCTTACCGTTACCGGCTTTGCTCCATTCTTCCTCCTGTTTTCTTATCGCATCAATCTGTTTCTGATAATCAAGGTCAATCTGTTTCAACTTCTTTTCCGTGCCTTCTCTCATCAGGTTGATTTCATCCTGTTGGTTCTGACGGTGAAGTGAAAGAAGTTGCCCGTCCAGCTTTTCCTGATTTTCCTTTTGCTTTTTTGCCAGATTTTCCTGTCTGGTCAGTGCGCTTCCGGTTACTCCGCCCAGCTCCTTGTATGTCTTTTCGGATGCCTCCATCTTATCTTTGGCTTTTTTCACCTGTTTCGATGTAGCCGTCTGATCTTTGATTAATGCCTCATACCCTTTTTTCGCTTTCTCCCATTCGACTTTAGCATTTGCCAAATCTTCCTGATATGTAGTTTTATTTTTTTCTTCATCAATACGTGACTGTTTCTTGGATTTTGCCGTATCAATCAGTGTCTGTATATCTTTTACATCATAAATTGCTTCATCAGACAATGAACCTTTTACGTCAATAGGTAATCGTAACTTGATTTTTCCATTTTCCCCCTTACCTTTGATACGCTTTTCAAGTTCAGCAATGTAACGGTCAAACTTGCTTATATCAATATTGTTTAGTCCTGATATGAACTGCTCGGAAATGCCTTTGCCTTTTTCTTGTAATAAAACATCCCTATCAGCACGCAAATCTTTCAATTTCTTCACATACCCATCAATTCCTTGTTGCCCAGACAAGGATTTAAGAAGATTCTCGTAATACTTAATTTCTGCTTCGATGTCTGAAAGTTCTTTTTCCTGCTTTTCTCCGGCGCGTTTTGTATCTTCTGCTGCAATCTGTTGTTTCAGTTTGAGTATATCAGCAAGTTTAATGGTTTCAATGTCGTATTGAGCGAATATCTTTGGGTATTCTTTTCTCAACTCCGCCAAGCTCTGTCCTCTTTGTAAATCAGACAAAGCCATGTCACGGGAACTCTTTACAAGGAAATCAATTTTCTGCTTGTGTTCTTCCTCTTGTTTTTTAGCTTCTTCTTGCTGTTCGTTAAACCTTCTCTGTGCTTTTTCGGCTTCGGTTGCGGAATCATGGAAAGTCCACATGGCCGCACCAAGCCCTACAACGGCAGTCGCCAGCAAAACATAAGGACTGGTAAGCATTGCCGCATTGAGAGCCATTTGTGCTTTCCGTGCCAGTACACGGGCATTGGTAAGGGCTATCTCGGCTATCGTGTGTTTGCTCGTTGCGATAGTAGTAAGCATTACAGCAGTACGATATGCGCCATAAGTAACTACTAATCCAGCAAGTATCTTGCCGACTGTTTCGTAGTTTTCAATCAAAGAAGCAGTCATCTGAATGCCGTCCATAATTACACCTTCCGATTTCTCACCTAACTCGTTGAGAACACTATCCATCGCATCCTGCATCATAGAAAGCTGACCGTTTATCTCTTTTGAAGCGTTTTCGGACATCTGATAGAATCGACCACCAGCGGAAGTAGCATCTATAAATGCCTGCTGAACCATTTCTGCGGAAATAGCCCCCTTAGACATCTCATCTTTGAGGGTAGCGATAGACTTACCGGTCTTTTCAGACATGATTTGCAGAGGATTAAATCCTGCATTAATCATCTGATTGAGGTCTTGACCCATAAGTTTACCGGCAGCGGACATCTGAGAGAATGCCAAAGTCATAGAATTAAACTTTTGTGTGTTCCCCATAGAAACATCGCCAATAGCTTGTAGATAACGGGGAACTTTCTCAGCTTCAATGTTGAAACCAAGCATCATCTGCGTGGCTGCTGTTACATCAGAAAATTCAAGCGGAGAAATTTTAGCGAACTCACGAACTTGTGACATGAGGGCATTGGCTTTCTCTTTGTTTCCCAATAAAGTTTCAATAGCAGTGTCAGCAGCCTGGAACTCGCCACGTACACGAATCATTTCAGCACCTAATGCTTTCAGTACTCCAGTACCACCAATAACCGCCAAGGCTTTCTTCCAAGAAATAGCGATACCGTTGTTACTCTCTACGATTTCCTTAGCATTATCATTGTAAAGGGCGTATTCATCCCGAAGTTTCTTTACGGAAAGACGCGCTTCGGCTTGTTGTTGGGTTAATCCAAATAAAGCTGCCTTTTCTTCATCAAGAGCTTTGCGGGCAGCATTGTATTCTTCTAACTTGCTATTTGCTGATAACGGATTCCTTTTCAATGCTATACGATAAGCATCCCCAAGTCGTTTTACATCCGCTTCAATATCCTTAACTACCGCTTTTTGAGCAAGAATCTTCTCTGTGAATCCATTCACGGCCTGGGAAGCATCGAAGATTTTCCTTTTGAATCCCGTTTCCATCTCCGCTCCAGCTTTGGCTGCATTAGTCACCAACTCATCCAATCTTTGGTTGGATGCAGCAAGTTGGGCATTCAAAGCCTTGAAAGCAGCAGGAGTCTGCGTGCCATCCATGCTCATTAACTCCTGCTTTAATTTTGCAATTTCATTACGAAGTCTTACAACTTCTTCCCAGTCACTACCTATCTTAAAATATAATTTTGACATATCTATTTCTTTTTCCTACGATTAGCCAATTCCTTACCACTGATTCTATTCACCTTCTGACCACCATATACTGCGCGTAATTTATCCCGTTGCATCATCAGCAGATTCCGATAAGGGATAATCTCAAACACTTCTGTATAACTCAGATGCAGCGTGTCAATCAAATGGGCTATCTGCCCGAAGAACGTTGTGTTTCCTACTGTTTCGGTCTTGCTGCCAGCATCGACACGTTCCTCATCGAGCTGACACACTGAAAAGCCGAAATATCCATCATAGA